ACGGAGATCATTCTGCACGCCGGGCTGATCCGCGAAGAACTGGCGCGCGAGATCAGCAGCGACTTCCCGACGAACACGATCAACGACTACCTCGCGACGCTCTATCTGGGCTGGATCAATCGCGTGGGCTTCACGACGCACAAGAAGCGCAGCGTGCGCTGGCGCTGGAAGCTCGTGTCGTACGTCGTACGCAAATTCGGACTACTCAGCTAAGAGGGGAGCGTTCCTCCCGCAGCCCGGCTAGGTCACGGGGCGGGCAAACAACGGGCATTATGAAGAAGCGCCTGCACGGCGCGGCGTGCTCCCCCGGCTTAGGCCGCATTTAGCGCGAATAGTGTCAATACCTAGCACTTTGATTTCACAGGAGAACTACCATGAACGAGACAAGCAACACCAAGCGCCCGCAAGTCAACCCGAACGACTTGAGCGAGGCGGAGATCAGGCTGGCGTTCAAGCATCGCCCGCACGGCGTACGACGCTGGACGGCGGAGGAGCGCAAGCTCGTGAAGCGTCTGCGGCGCGGACTGGCAGCGCGCAAGCTCCCGGGCTACGTGCCCCACCCGGCACACTTCGACTACCCCGCCGACGTGAAGCAGCGCCGCGAGTGGCAGAATTTCCTGATCGGCAAGGGTCTGGCGTCGAGCACGACGGACGCGGCCATGCTCTGCACCCCAGCGCTCCGCAAGCCGCGAGGCCGCAGCATGATGCGTGTGCCGTACGGCTGTCAGGTTCCCATGATCGACGTGAAGCGCGGGTTCCTCCACCAGTACACCGGCTGACGGCACGGGATTTGCACTACACGAATGGTTCGCGTAGTGTAACGCAGAGAGGCAAACATGCGTAACGATTTCAAGGGTATAGCACTGGGCGAGAAGGTGCTCGTCGTTGTTACTGGACGGTACAGCGACGAGGCGCACGCTCACGACGGCGAAGTGGTCAAGATCACACCTAGCGGCCAAGTCACGATCCGCTACAGCAAGATCGACCGACGTTTCGGGGCCAACGGGCGACCAATTGGCGAGGGCTCCTACTCCTCAACGTCGTACGACGTGGTGCGCGGCGACGCGATCCTGCTCGTACGGCAGCGTGTGGACGCCGAGAGCGAGGCGCGGAGGCTCTACAACTCCATCCTCACCTGCGCCACCACGATCAAGGACAAGACGCACCAGTCATCGCGCTACAGTCGCCTGAGCGTGCCTGAGCCCGAATTGGCGAAGATGGTGGACGACGCCGTTGAACTGGTCGCGAAGGACTGGGCGGCGTTCAAGGCCATGACCCGGCGCGTGCGCGGCCTACAACAACAGGAGGCCGACGCCGAGCGCACCCGGATCGAGGCGCAGCGCGCGGCGGCGCAGAAAGAAGCCGAGGAGCGCGACTGATGCAGCCCGCACGCGTCATCTGGAAGTGGCCTATGGGCCGACGCCCCAGACGCCTAGCGCTCGACGCCGTACGACCGTACCGCGACACGGGCACGCTGTTCATCACCGGCTCGCGACTGATCGAGGACGAGTATGTCAGGGCCAGCCCAGCCATCGTACGGCTGAAGGCGCGGACGCTCAACGAGGAGCCCGACGGCGCTGGGATCATCACCGTCGGCGGGTTCATGAGCGCCCAGAAGCGTGGCCTTGGGTTCCCTGCGTGGGTCAAGCGCGTGGTCGTGCTCTGGGACGTGGCAACCCCACCGTTCTACGGCAAGTTCTGCAAGGCGCTCCGACACTGGCAGACGCAAGGCGTCGCGCTCGTGCTCCAAGCCTCGCTGATGCGGATGGACGCCGACAGGCTATGGACGCTCGCCAAGTTCGCGGGCGTGCCCAGCCCCAACCTGCGTGTCGTGCGCGAGGTGTACTGCGTGCAGACCCGCTACGGCTGGCGCTATCATGCTGACGTACGACGGCTCACCCCCGAGGGTATGAAGTGGGCGCTTTTCACACTTGACAAGCTCAAGTGTCCTGAGAAAGAACTGGTCGGATGACACCCCGCGAAGCCGCCGCCCTGTTCAAGCTGCCGTACGACGACATGGACGCTGGATGGGGCAGCGACATTCGCGACGCCTACGCCGCGTTCGTGCGCGAGGATCACCCTGACAGCGGCACGGGCACCGGCGCGAACCTCAAGCGCTACAAGCTGGCGAAGGAAGTGTTGCTCGCCCACTTCACGAAGATGCCCAGTCGTACGAAGTGTTCCGTCTGTGACGGACATGGCGTGATAGTTGCAGGCGGGTTGAAACCAACCCCATGCCCGAAAGGATGCAAGAATGACCAAGGACCCGTATCTGGAGGCTCTGGAGGAACTGGACGCTTTGGCGGTCCAATCCGCACAGGAGGAGGCCGCTTTTAAGGAGCGCTGGCGCGAGGACGTGCTCCGCCGTCTGCGCGGCGATATCCGGCGGCTGGAGGAGAACCTAAGCCACGCCCAGAAGGGTTTCGAGCTTGCGCTCCGCCAAGGCATCGACCGCCTGTTCATCAAGCATCTCGACACCAGCGACGAGATGAAGTCTGCCGTACGAAGCTGGGAGCAAATGCGCGACACCATCATGCGCGGCACTCAGGACCGGCTGAAGCTGAAGTTCGACAGCCGAGAGCGGATCGACATTGGCGAGCGCGTCAACACGTACGAGCTTCGCATGGAGCCGTGGGTTTTTCGCTACATGAACAACGTCCCGCTGCGCCCGTTCTGAGCCGGGGTTGACAATCGGCAACCCTTGAGCGATTTTGCGGCGTGAAGGCACCGGAGCGCAGATGGCATCACTATTCGAGCAAGACCTCGCGCGCTCTGGCATCTCACCCGAGACAGCGTACGCGGCAGGCATCTACGAAGTAGCAAACGCGAAGGACGAGGTGCTGCCTGAGTTCAAGGCCGTGCCGTCCATCGTGTTCCCATACTTCGACCCTCGCAACCGCGATGAAGTCATGCGCTTTGAGCGTGACGGTCGTACGGAGGAGTTCGCTCGCGTGCGCTATATGCGCGTGCTGGGCAAGCAGCGCCGGTACGACCAGCCCCGTCAGTCTGGCATCATGGCCTACTTCCCGCGCATCCTCGACTGGCCCAGCATCATCGCGAACCCCAACGTGCCGATCATCATCACGGAGGGCGAGAAGAAAGCGCTTTCGCTCTGCGCGGCTGGCTATCCCTGCATCGGGCTGGGCGGCGTGGACAACTTCAAGTCGATGGGCCGTCTGATCGCCAGCCTCGAATGCGTGAACTGGGGCAAGCGCATCGTCATCATCCTGTTCGACAGCGACCGCGCCGAGAAGCCCCAGATACGCGTGGCCGAGGATCGTCTGGCCCAAGAGCTTTCGACCCAGCGCGGCGCGGACATGCGGATCGCGCAACTGCCGCCCGGGCCTGACGGGATCAAGATGGGCGTGGACGACTACCTTGTGGCGTACGGCGTAGGTCCGCTGCTGGAGATCATCAAGCAAGCCATGCCGATCCGCAAGGTGGACGCTGCCGTACGGTCGCTCAACAGCGAAGTGGCGTGGATCGAGCGCGACGGTTGTCTGTACGACTATGACGGCGACGACATGCTCAGCAAGTCCAGCTTCGTGGAGGGCTCGCGGCACAGCATCCACAAGATCGCTCAGGCATCGCCCAACAGCAACAAGGTCGTCACGGTCAGCGTGGCGAAGGAATGGCTCACACACCCGGAGGCCACGCGCTTCTGGGACGTGGTGTTCGACCCCTCGACAGACGAGCGCGTGATCCAGCGCGGCAACGGTCTGCCCAACATGAATATGTGGCGCGGCTTCCAACCTATCCCCGGCGACGTGACCCCCTTCCTTGAACTGAATGCCCACATCACGCAGAACATGCACCCGGCTCAGCGCGACCTCCCGCTGAAGATCATGGCCTACAAGGCGCAGAACCCGGGCGAGAAGATACCGCTCGCCATCGCATTCGTCGGCGCGATCCAAGGCTCAGGCAAGTCGCTCTGGTGCGAACTGATGATGGACGCCTTCACGCCGTACGTCACAACCATCACCAGCGACGTGCTGAAGTCCGAGTTCAACGGCTGGACCGAGCGCAACATGATTACTTTCATTGACGAGGCCAAGCCCGACGAGATGCGGGAGTGCTCCGATAAGGTGAAGCGCCTGATTTCCGGCAACACCGTGCGGGCCAACGAGAAGTACCGCAAGGCGCGCGACGTACCGAACCACACGCTTGTCCTGATCGCGTCGAACTATCCCGAGATCGCGGCGACGGAGCGCGGCGACCGCCGGATGGTCATCGTTGCCTGCCCCGGCGCGCGTGAGAAGCCGTTCTATGACCGGATCAAGCACTGGCGTGAGAAAGAGGACGGCGGGCTCCGCCTCCTCAACTACCTGCTGACGTACGACCTGCAAGGCTGGGTGCCACCGGCGCGACCGCCCGAGAGCCAAGAGCGGATCATGGCGCGGCAGGAGAGCCTGACGCCGATCCAGCAGCTTGCCGACACCATGCTCAACTCCGACCGCAACATCATCGCGATGTGGGCCGTGGACGCGCTCCGTACGGCGCAACAGATGCAGACGAACGACAACCCGTCCATCGCCGCGCATGGCCGCGATGCGTCAGTGTGGCTCAGCGAGATGCGTATCCGCCCCTTCTACACGCCCAAAGAGATCGCCATGTTGTTCCCTCACTTGGCCGAGACAGTGCTGGGCGGGCGTGGCTTCACGCAGCAACCGGCCAACGTGCTCAGCCGCGAGCTACGGAAGGCGCAAATCCCCTACCTCCTGTCAGCCGACAACCCCGAGGGCTTCATCTGGCAGGGCAAGCTGGCACAATTCTTGATTGTCACGGAGCACGAGGCGTTTCGGCGTCCCTATACGCAACACGAGTTCGATGAGATCGTACGGCACGCGCCCCGGCTCGCGGACCTCATAAAAGGATCAGGCTGATGGAAGTCTCACCCGCATACCTGCCCGGCGGCGAAATCCCCGAGGCGATGGGCATCGTCGGTGACTTGCTCAAAGAGGTGGAGGAGCTTCGCCTCGCATTCGAGAAGGGCGTGGTCGAGAAGCTGAAGGCGCGGGAGCATGAGCTTCGGGAGCATCTGATCGCAAATCTGGAGAAGTCCCGCGAAGGCGGCGGCGACACCGGCGCGGTCGGTCGCAAGTATCGCGTCCAGATCAAGGACAAGGAAGCGCCGCGCGTCCCCAAGGACAACTGGCCGCTGTTCTACGCCTACGTCCAGCGCACCGGCAGGTTCGACTTGCTACAGAAGCGGCTCAGTGATAAGGCTGTGCTGGAGATGAAGGACGCAGGGCAACTGCCGGATGGCATCGAAGTTGCATTGATCCCGACGATATCGCTCACCAAGGTCTGAGAGGCAACCCATGACCCAACTCCCCGTTACCCAACAGCCCGGCACCGCGCTCGTGAGTGTCGATGACCAGTGGGCCGCGTACGCTCAGCAGCAGGCGCAATTCATCCCCACGGTCGGCGGCGACTTCCTGTCGATCCGGGGCGGCATGTTCTCGCTGGGCGACGACACGCTGGGCACGCAAATCTGCGTGGTCATCACGGACGCCGTGATGGAAAACACCTACTACACCGGCAAGTATCAGGAGGGCGTGCAGAACGCGCCCAAGTGCTACGCGTTCGGTCGCGAGGAGAAGGAGATGGGGCCGCACATCACGATGGCGGATCACCCCCGCTTCTTCGTGCCCCAAGCGGCGGGCTGCGCCGGTTGCCAGCACAACGTCTGGGGCTCTGCCGAGCAGGGCAAGGGCAAGCGCTGCCAGAACCGCTGGCGTCTCGCCGTCATCCCGGGCGGCATCTATGGGCCGCAGGGCCTGCAACTGTTCAACGACCCGAACCACTTCCAGACCGAGGACATTCTCTCGCTCAAGGTGCCGGTCACGTCAGGCACGAACTGGAAGAAGTACGTTGCCTCCGTACGGCAGGCTGTGTCCCGCCCGACGTTCGGCGTCTACACCCGGATGCACCTGACGCCCGACAAGAAGGACCAGTACCACCTGAATTTCGAGATGGTGGACCTCCTGCCCAACGACCTCATGCTGCCGATTGTCAATCGCGCGCAGAACAGCGAGGACACGCTGGTGCGGGGCTACATGCCGCCCGACGAGTTCCAAGGCAACAACCCCGGCCATCCCGACCCTCGGTAGGACGTACGACATGAGCGACATTCCGATCATCGGCAAGAAGCCCGACCCCATGCAGGACATTGCTGGGCATCAGGCGGTCATCACCGAGGCGCTGAAGAAGCGCGAGGCTCTGTTCACGCACGCGGCGCTGGCCTGCATAGGCACGACCGCCATGTGTCTGGAGCAGCACGCCACGGCCAACGGCATCAAGCCCGAGGTGGCACGGATGATGGGCATGTCCCTTCTACAGCAGTTGCAAGCGATCACCACACGGGCGTTCGCGGAAACTGTTGACGACACGCAGCAGATCAACTAGGAGGCCAGCATGGCTATTCAACGACTTCCCGAGCCCGGTCTGGGCCACAACGGCGGACCTCCGATGGAGGGCTCCGACGCGTCCCAAGCGAACGCCAACCGGCTGACGCAGCAGGCGAAGGACAACCTCGCGGCGCTGGCCGACCGGATCAAGAACGTCCGCGAGGAGAAGAAAGCGCTGGGCGAGGCCGAGCGTGAAATCTTCGCGGAGGCCAAGGCGATGGGCTACGACCAGAAGGCACTGCGCGCCGCGCTCGCCCGCCAAGCCGCCGAGGAGAAGGACAAGCAGGCGCTGGAGGAGCACGAGCAAATCCGCGACCTCTACCTGCTGGTCCTGCAAGAGCAGAGTTCCTGAGTTTAGAAAAGGGGCCACGGGCTTTCAACGCCGCCTGTGGTTAAATGACACGGCTTAGTAGTGCGCCCGACTTTTCTAACGTACGACGTGCCTACCCCAACCCGCTCATTAGGAGGCAACCTTGAGCCATATCTCTGACAAGTACGACACCCTGACCGCTTCGCCCGACGCTCACGTCGAGGGCGTGAAGGAGAACCCGCAGTGGACCGAGGCCGAGATGGCTAAGGCCAAGGACAACGCCGCCTCGCAGGGCGAGGAGCGCACCATCAACCGCCTGCCGCCGTTCATCCGCAAGCTGCTGGACGACGCCCTTGCGAAGTCCACCGGGCCGCGCGAAGAAGTCGTGGAGAACCTGATCGAGCGCTTCAAGGACGGCATCGCCGCCACCGCGCTGCGCGAAGGCCAACCCACCAACGGCGAAGTCTACGCGGCGTTCTACGCGCTGCTGGGCGAGTTCCTGTCCGTCGGCCTGCTTGCTCCGTACGGCGCGCTGGAAGAAGTTCCGCTCGTCGGCGGGAAGATCGCGGACGAGATCGACCGTGTGGTCGAGGGCATCTACAACCGCAAGCAGTCGGCTCTGCGCGCCAAGTACCGCGCCGAGGACGAACTGGGCGTCTGATGCTGGAGCCGGGGCACCTCAGTCCTGATCGGGCAGCGCGGTTGCTGACAGCCGCCGCGTTCGCCTACTACCGATGCAGCGAGAGCGTCATATCCGACGCGGAGAACGACGCTCTCGCCGTGTTCGTTGCCCACAACTGGGACTACCTGTCACCCGAGGTGCAGGAACGGCTCGACAGCGCAGACGCGATACGGGCCACGACGCACCACATCTGGATGACCTCGAAAGACTACTTCGGCGCAATCGACTGGGCCTACTCGCTTGGCATAACTCTTGCAGCGCCACCGTTTGTGGCCGAGGCTGAGCAGGACACCCCCAGCGGTAAGGTCGGACTGATGGGGATCGGCGGATGACGGCGAAGAACCAATTCCTCACACTGGAGGAGTTCTGTGACCTCCAAGTCGCCGCAGCCCGCGAGGTGGTGGACAGGCAGAACCCCGACATGCCCGAGGCCGACCGCGCGAAACTCGCCACGCAGGTGGCACACTACTTGCTTGCCGGATGGTCTGAGGCCGACAACTTTGGGATGCTGCGATGATTATCGAACACGAGGGCAGGCTGTACGTGACGAAGCCGCGCAAGTTCAAGCTCTACCCGCACCAGCGGGAGTTCCTTCGTGCGCTGGACCCCCGCCACGACTTCCGCCGTACGCCGTGGGCCGGGCAGGAGCGCTACACCTTCTCGCGCGGCCCGGCGGTCTACGGGCTGACCCGCGAGCGTCGCACGCTCCGCATCGGGAAGTGGCTCTACACATGGATATGGTGGCGAGATGGCGACGCCTAAAGTCGTAACGATTGACTACGAGACGGACGCCATTGACGACCGGCCCAACTACCCGCCGGAGCCTGTCGGCGTAGCGATCCAGCCGCCCGGCGAGCGTGGCTTCTACATGGCTTGGGGCCACCCCGAGGGCAACAACTGCACGAAGCAGGAGGCGTACGACACGCTCCTCAACGTCTGGCGCTCTGGCTACGGCGTCCTGATGCACCACATGAAGTTCGACCTCGCTGTGTCGTACGAACGCATGGGCTTGCCCAAGCTCGACTGGAGCCGGGCGCACGACACGATGTACCTCAACTACCTGTTGGACCCACACTGCAAGCACGGCGGGCTGAAGGAACTGGCCGAGGCCATCCTCAACTGGCCCCCAGACGAGCGCGACGAGGTGCGTGAGTGGGTCTGGCAGAACCGTGAGCGCCTGACAGCCCAGTACGGCGGCAAGATCACACGCGCGAAGAAAGGCCCCAACAGCGCAGGGGCGTGGATATCGAAGGCCCCGGGCACCGTGGTTGCGCCGTACGCCATAGGCGACGTGCATCGTACGTCAGGGCTGTTTGAGCACTACTGGCCGCAGATCGAGCGCTGGAGCCTACAGACGGCGTACGACCGCGAGCGGCAGGTGCTGCCCATCTTCATGGAGAACGAGTGCGTGGGCGTCCGCGTGGACGTGGCGGGCTTGGAGGCCGGGCTGGAGCAGACGCGTCGCGACTTCGCCAAGGCCGAGGACTGGCTCCGCCGGAGGCTCAACAGCAGCGGGCTCAACTTCGACGCCGATCAGGACGTGGCACAAGAATTGCTTCGCAACGGGGTCGTGCTGGAGGCAGACTTCAAGGAGACGGCAGGCGGCGACCTGTCCATGTCGAAGGACAACCTTCACCCCCGCGTGTTCCAAGATCAGGAAGTCGCCCGGGCGCTGGGCTATCGCAACCGACTGCTGACCGCTATGCGGAATTTCATGGAGCCGTGGCATGAGCAAGCCGTACGACGGGGTGACGGGCACGTATCGACCAACTGGAACCTCACGCGCAACCCGGAAGGTGGCACGCGTACTGGCCGACCTTCTACGTCGAACCCGAACCTCCTCAACATCTCGAAAGATTTCGAGGGACGGCCTGACGGTTATGAGCATCCCGCCCATCTCGGGGTTTCTCCCCTGCCCCTCGTGCGTAAGTTCATCCTGCCAGACGAAGGGCATGTGTTCTGCCACCGGGACTTTAACGGTCAGGAGCTACGTGTGTTCGCGCACTTTGAGCGAGGGAAGCTCTGGCTAGCGTACGACGCAGACCCGTCCATCGACGTTCACGCGATGGTCAAGGACGACATTCTCCGCCTGTTCCCCGGCATCGCGCTGGACCGCACGAAGGTGAAGATCATCAACTTCCGCACGATCTACGGCTCTGGCGTGCCCGGGCTGGCGCGGTCGCTGATGGTGTCACAGGGCGAGGCCAAGCTGTTCAAGCGGGCGCACTCACAGGCGCTGCCGGGCATGGCCGACCTCAACGACGGCATCCTCCGCGTCGTACGGCGGGGCGAGCCGATCAGGACGTGGGGCGGGCGCATCTACTTCCCCGAGCCGCCCTCCTACTCCAAGAAGTTCAAGAAGATCATGGACTGGGAGTACAAGCTGATGAACTACCTGATCCAAGGGAGCGCCGCCGATATCACCAAGCAGGCGATGATCGACTGGGACCAGATACGCGACCCGGCCACGCGTTTTCTCGTGCAGGTGTACGACGAGATCAACATCTCCTCGCCTGTCGATATCGCGGGCCGCGAGATGGCGAAGCTGAAGGACGTGATGAACCAGCCCCGGCTCACGGTCCCGATGCTGAGCGAAGGCAAGTGGGGCTACAACTGGGGCTCTCTGGAGAAAACAGCATGATTAACAAGATCAAATCCGCGCTTGTGGCGTTCGGCGTACTTGTGCTCTGCCTCGCCCTTCTGTTCATGATGGGCCTGTCGATGCTGGCACAGATGGGCTTCCGCTGGGGGCCGGGGGCGGCATGAGACTTGCATATCACATCTGGCTCGCGCTGATGGTCGGCGCGGTTGTAATGGGAGGTTGACGTGACGGCATCAGCAATACGTTCGGTCGCGAAAGAGATCGCATTCGAGCGCGGCAGGCAGGACGAGAAGTGGGGCGCGCAGAACCACCGCTCGTTCATCAAGACCGTGCGCGGCTTCCCCGAGGCCGAGGCGCGCAAGATCATCGCAGCCGAGTACGGCATCCCCACCGAGGAGAAGGCCAAGGCCGCGTGCGATCAGGCGATGAAGGACGGGAAGTGTACGTGGATGCACATTCTGGTCGAGGAAGTCTGCGAAGTCGGCGCGGCGTTCAAGAACCCCGTGGCGCTCCGCAAGGAACTGATCCAAGTCGCGGCGGTTGCGGCGGCGTGGGCTCAGGCGATTGACGAAGGCCGGGCGGGCGGCTGGTGAGCAGTCGGCGGGACAAGATCAGGGCGAAGATTTACGCCCGCGTCCGCCTTGAGGCCGGGCCGCTCGACACCCCATGTCACATCTGGACTGGGCCATCGTCGGGCGACACCGGGCGCGGCAAGGACTACCCCCGCATGAACCTCGACGGCGCGACAGTGGCCGTCCACAAGGCGGCGTGGATCAACGAGCACGGCATGATCCCGCCCCGGAAACAACTCGATCACTTGTGCAAAAGGCGTCGCTGTGTTAATGAGGCGCACCTTGAGCTTGTTACGCACAAGGAAAACCAGCGGAGGCGCGATCAATGCAAGTAGGCGGCAACGGCGTCGATGCGTGGAGCTATAGCCGGTACGATATGTACCAGCAGTGCCCCCAGAAGTTCAAGTTCTCGGTGATCGACAAGCTCGCGACGCCGCCCAGCGACGCTATGGATCGCGGTCGCCAAATCCACAAGCTCGCGGAGAAGCATCTCCTCAATCCCGACCCGGCGGCACCGACCCCGCCCGAACTCAACCTGTTCACGCCGCTGTTCGACTGGCTCCGTACGTCGAACCTCAACCTCATGGTCGAGCAGCAGTGGGCGTTCACGAAGGACTGGCGCGTCACCGGCTGGTTCGCGAAGTCGCCGCCGATGAACAAGGCGTGGTATCGCGGCGTGGTGGACGCGGCGGTCAACTACGGCGACGGCGAGATGCTTCTGATTGACCACAAGACCGGCAAGATGTACGACACGAACGAGGACCAGATCGAACTGTTCGCGATGACTGGCTTCCTCCGCTTCCCCGACGTGAAGAAGGTCGAAGCCCGGCTCTGGTATCTCGACAGCGGCGATGAAGTCGTACGAAACTACTCGCGCGACAACCTCCCCGCGCAGATCACGAAGTGGGAGACGGCCATAGGACCCATGTTCAATGACACGATCTTTGCTCCCCGTCCCAACAACCTCTGTAAGTATTGCCCGTTCTCGCGCACTCAAGGCGGACCTTGCAAGGCGGCTTGAACTACAGACTGAGGCGTACGTCAGAGATCACTGCGTCACGATGGCGGAGGGGCTAGGCGTCCTCCACGAACGGAACCACAAGGGCAAGGGCGCGGCGACAGGATACCCAGATGACAAGTTTTACATCGCAGGCGGGAGGCCGTGGATTGTCGAGTTCAAGCGCCCCGGCGAGCGCCCCAAGAAGCGGCAACTCTACATCATCGGCCAACTCCAAGAAGCTGGTTACGACGTTTCTGTCATCGACCGCATTGACACGTTCTGCACCGAGTTCCTTCAAAGAGTGGGTGCCGTCTGACGGCCAACGCGCCGCCGTCGAGTTCCTTCTCTCTCATAGCTGCGCCGCGCTCTGGGCGGACCCGGGCGCAGGCAAGACCTCCATCACCCTGACGGCCTTCGTGGCGCTCCAGCAGGCTGGGGTTGCCCGTAAGATGCTGGTGATCGCCCCGCTGCGCGTCTGCCAGCTTACGTGGCGGCAGGAAACGTCGAAGTGGGCTCACACCCGCCACCTGACCGTCTCGCTGATCCACGGGAACAAGAAGGCCCAAGCCGCCGAGGCCGAGGCCGATATCTACCTCATTAACTACGAAGGCTTGGCTTGGCTGGAGAAGCACTTCAAGGGTCGTCCGCTGCCGTACGACACAGTGGTGTGCGACGAGATCACGAAGGTCAAGAACGCCCAGTCGAAGCGCTCCAAGTCGCTCCGCAAGCTCACCGCGCGCACGCCGCGCCGCTGGGGCCTGACCGGCACGCCCGCCCCGAACGGCTATCTGGACCTGTTCGGCCAGTACCTGTGGGTCGATCAGGGCGCGTCGCTGGGCGGCTTCTACAGCCACTACCGGCAGCGCTTCTTCCAGCCCTCGTTCGACGGCTTCAACTGGGACCTCCAGAAAGGCGCGGAGGAACGCATCCACAAGGCCATCGCGGACTGCACGTTCCGCCTGTCCTACACCGACCTCCCGTCGATCCGCGACAACCCGATCTTCATCGAACTCGACGCTGCCTCGCGTAAGGCGTACGACGAGATGAAGAAGGAGGCCCTGATCGAAACCGAGGACGGTATCGTCACGGCGGCGAACAGTGCGGCGGTCTATTCCAAACTGAAACAGATGGCGAACGGCGCGGTCTACGTCTCGGACAACACCGAGGGGAAGCGGCGTACGGTCGCCCACATTCACGATGCCAAGCTCGACGCGCTGGAGGACTTGGTGGAGGAGTTGAGCGGTCAGCCGCTCCTCGTCGCCTATGAGTTCCAGCACGACCTCGCCCGCATCCAAGCCCGCTTCCCGGGCACGCCGTACCTCGGATCGGGCGTGTCGGAGAAGGACGCCGTTCGTATCCAGCGCGAGTGGAATGAGGGCAAAATCAAGATACTAGCCTGTCATCCGGCGTCCGTCGGACACGGGCTCGACTTCCAAGAGGGCGGCGCGGGCCACCTCGTCTGGTTCTCCGCGAGCTTCGACTTGGAACTATATGAGCAGTTCATCCGCCGCATCCGGCGTCAGGGCAACCCAAATGAGAGGGTTGTCAACCACCAGCTTATCGTGAGAAACACGATAGACGAAGTTGTGTTCGCGTCCCTCGTGACCAAGGACACCACACAGGCACGGCTCTTGCAGGGCATTGCCAGCCTACTACGCAACGAAGATCAAACGGAGGCCCACATGGCTATTCAGAAACTCCCCTTCCAAGGTCAAGCCGGAGCCCCGCAAGCTCCCGCACCTCAACCCCAGCAGCAGCCGCAGTACGCGCCGCAGCCGCCCCAGTACGCGGCACCTCAACCGCCGCAACAGTACGCCCAACCGCCGCAGTGCGCACCGCCCCCGCCGCCCCCGGCTCCGCCGCAGCAGCCGGTCAGCAGCTTCGCCCAGCAGGCGCAGCACGCCCCGGTCCACGCCCAGACGCAGCAGGGCCAGCAGATCGAGGCCGGGCTTACTCAGCAGCCGGTCTACGCTCCCCCGCCGCCTCCGCCTGCCCCGGCAGGCAACGTGCCGCTGGTCGATCCGGCGCTCATGGCGCGGCTGGCCGGTGCGAACGGCGCTCACGGCGTCGAGGCTCAGCCCCCGGCTCCGCCGCCGCAGCAGCAGTATATCCAGACTGGGAACGAGCGCCCGCTCCAACCCGACCCCCAACCGGCGAACGTACAAACCGACGCCGGGGCGGAACAGCCGAAGGCCACACGGAGCCGGAGCCGTCGTACGACAGCTTCTGCTGCTACCGCTGCACCCGGCACCTCCGCCGAACCCTCCGCCGACGATGCCGACAGCGTGGTGAACGTCCACATCTCGTTCTCTGGCACCGACCCGGCGGCTGTGAAGGCCGCGATCAGGGCGTTCCTCGACGCCTAGACAGCCCAGCAGCTAAGTGATATGGAGAGGGCTCTGGCAAACACCGGAGCCCTTTCTGCATGAAGCTGACCCCTAACTTCTCACTGAGCGAGTTCACCCGCAGCGCTACGGCGAAGCGGCTGGGTATCGTCAACGCCCCAACCGAGGAGCATCTAGCGAACCTTCGCCTGACTGCACTGGGGATGGAGATGGTCAGGCTGCGGTTGGGCTTGCCCATCAAGGTCACGAGCGGCTACCGCTGCTCGGCGCTCAACAAGGCCGTCGGCGGCACACCGACGAGCGCCCACGCTGTTGGGCTGGCCTGCGACTTCACGGCCAAGGGCGAGAGCGCGGCCCAGACAGCCAAACGGCTCAAGGGTATGCTGCCGTACGACCAACTCATTCTGGAAACCTCGCGCGGGGTTGTCCACATCTCGTTCGATCCGCGTCTCAGGATGCAAGCGCTGACGCAGCCGGGCGGACCCGGCACCCCTATTGAGCAAGGGATCAACCCATGAACGATATCTGGGCCAAGGTCGGTGTGGGCGCTGTGGGCGTCATCCTCGCTGTGCTGCTGTACCTGCGGACGTGGGCCAACGCCAAGCGCGAGGCCACACTGGAGCACCGTATCGAGGACTTGACGAAGATGCGCCAAATCGAGGAGAACTCCAATGCGTCTGCCACTGCTGCCGAAGATCGCCGCGACCCTGCTGCTGACAGCAACCCTAGCGTCGTGTCTGGGGCCGACCTCCCTGACTGGCTCCGCCGCTCCTGAGACGCTTCTCACCAAGTCGGCGGTCGCCCGCCTGTACCCGCCCATCGGCATAGCGCCGGGCGACGTTCTGACGTACGGCACAGCCTGCCGGATCATCGAGCATGACGTGACCTTCTATTGCGAAAACCCCGAGGCAGCGCCCCGGGGTTTCCCTCGTGCTCAACTGTGCGCGGCTGGCGTCAAGCCTTGCGAGCTTTTGCTTTCGCAGCCGAAGCCGCCTTCGCCGCCTCCACCGCCGGGCTCCCAGATATAACCGGCGTCACCGGCGTCTCGTAGCCCTCGCGCTCCATCTCCTCCTGTAGCATCGCAGCCGCGCGCCAGAGCAGCGCAGCGGAGTGACGCATGACGTACGACACACCGTCGATCACGACGATCTCGGTGCGCCCGCGTTCAAGCAGGTGACGCCCGATGCAGTCGGCGTGGTCGAGCGACTTGTCACGCGCCCAGTGCAGCGGCTCGCCCGGGTTGTGTTTCAGGTTGCCGACGAACGAGTGCCGGGCACCTTCCATGATCGCCGCCGGGAAGTAGTCGAGGAAGCCCGTCGTGAGGGGGTACGCCTTCCGTTCGGCGCTGTCTTGCGAGATAATGCCCTTTGAAACGGGCTGTTTGGTCGATTTCTTCATAGATGGGCCTCCTGTGGGCGCTGGTGAGAAAGGGCGGTTTGTGGGACGTGGGTAGCGGGCGTGTCGTCCGAGGCGGCTCCTGCCTCAAGCCTCGCAGACTTTTTAGGCGGCTCGATGCCTTGCCATCTGGGACATGGCGGCGATGGCTCCGAGATAGCGATCCTTCGCCTCGTGCCAGTCCCACGGCTTGATCTTGATCGGAAGCGGACCCCATTCGTCCCATTCGGCGGGGTAGTCCCAACGCCAGCCGGTCTTGGCGCAAAGCTGGTCCTTCTCGGTGAGGAACATCTGGGCGTCGAGCTTCTTCGTCTCGGGCCGCACGTACAGGGGCACCGGGATACCGCGCCGGTCGAGCGAGGTGCGGATGGCTAGGTCCATGTCGTCCTCGATCTGCCGGAACTGCGGCATGATCCGCTTCAGCGGCGTCCGCATGTCGCCCATGTACGCCTCGGGCGCGTCGTGGAACAGGAAGTCGAGGCCGAGCACGGGGTCGTTCGTGGCGGACAGAATGTGCTGCGCGCCGAGCACCTGATGCTGGGCCACGCTGTAGGGGAACTTCGTCGCCCCGCCGAAGCGGTTCACCATCGAGAGGTGATGCGCGATATCCTCCAGCGTGTAGCGGTTCTTGTAGAGGAGTGGGAACTCAAAGGCGATCTTCTCGCCAGTGACCGTCGTGGTGTACGCCATAGGTTGCCTCCTGTCGTACGGTTGAATTACGCTCGCCACTTGCCCTTGTAGCAGGTGATGATCTGCCGCTTGCCGTTCCGGTGGACGACGATGTGGCTCTGGGTCCATGAGGACGGAGCGCCCTTGCCGTAGTCCATATCGAGCCGGGCGGTGACACCGGACTGATACGCGCCGTTGTAGATGCCCGCGCTGTGCGAGTGGCCGATGCAGACCTTGCGGCCCAGTCGGCTCAGGTTCTTGATGGAGCCCCTTGCACCATTCGGGCCACGGTCGCCGTGGAGGGCCATCTCGATCCCGCCGCTGCTGTCCTTGCAGAGAATGTAGGGCTCGTCGGCGCTCAGCCACTTCGTGTTCTTGAGCTTCACCTCGCGCTCTACGGCCCAGCGCAGGGCGTTGAACTCCCGGCGGTCGTAGATCGCGTCCACGTACGCCTTCTGGCAGTCAACGTAGAACCGGGCGTTCTTCGTGTCGAAGCGCCAATCGGCTTCCTTCAGCCACCTTTCGAGGTGGAGGTCATGGTTGCTCTGTACGATGACAGTTCGCGTTCCAGCGCGTCCCGCATCGCGGAGGAAATGAGCGACTTCCCGTACCTCCTCCCCCACAAGATCACGCCCTTCGACGTGAAGCTGGAGCCTCTTGTGCGGGTCGAGGCGGTTGTGGTGCGAGCGGCTTTCAAAGTCGAGAACGTCGTGCATGAACTGGACTTTGGGTCGGAGGGTGTCGATGATTGATCCGCCCACGCGCAGGTGGCCGGGCCGTGCAGCGCCGTCTCCAGTGCCCCAGCAGAGATCGCGCATTCCGGCTTCAAGCTGGGCGACATGAACATCTCCCCAAACCAGCCCCTCAACCCGTGCGGAACGCTCCACAATTCCAGAGGGGGATACATAGAGGTCGAGGTCATAGAGGCCACCTTTGCTGTCCACGTTAAGCTGTCGTACGAACCACAGGCCGGTGTGATCGACTTCCACGATCAGCGCGCCGTAGACGTGATCGAACTCCGCCTTCTGCCCGGCCTTCTTCTGAATGTAGTTCCGCTGGGTCACGGTCCCGGTCGTGTACTGGAGCTTCGCCGCGTCGGAGCGGATGGTCGGCACCGACTGCATGGCGACCTTGGCGTGCGGGAAGATGGACGACGAGCGCCCGTTGTAGCTCTCCATCCCGCTCAGCGGATTGACCGCCGTGGGGAGAATGTTCATGTGCCCGTTCCAGATAAGCCCCGGCGCAAGCTGCACCATCTCGTCCACGACGTAGGGCTCGATCCGGCTGTCGTACCAGTCATCGCCGGTGTCCTTCGACGTGCCGCGCTTCGCGGAGCCTTGGGCGCTGTGCTTGTAGGAGAAGGTGGCGACCATCACGTCGGCGCAGAAGCTGTTCTCCTGCTCGCCGTAGTGCTCCGCGAGGGAGTGGACCGCGCGCCATGTGGCGTCGTGCAGCTTCGTCTCGCTCTGGGCCGTGGTGACGAAGTAGCGGGCGATCTTGCCTTCCGGCGGGAGAGGGAGCACGCGGGCTTTCTTCTCGTCCACCGTGCCGCCGATGCTGGAGACAAGGTTCTCCCGCGCCGCGATCTCAAGCCGCGTGTGGAGTGTGCCGTACGAAATGCCGAGCTTGCGGGCCGCGCCCTGTTTCGAGCCGACGAGCACATACGCGTCGAGGGCTTCTTGGGCTGGCTGGAGGTCGATTGTCACCTTGCCGACGTGGCGCTCGATCTTCTCACCGAAGCGCTGCTCTGCGGTCGTGAGACGTGAGCGTAGCGCGCTGACTGAGATGCCGAGGGACGTAGCGGCTGCGGTGGACGACGGGGAGGAGCTATAGACGGCGACCGTCTCGCGAAGCTGCTTGTCCGTAAGTTGGGTCATTCGTGGCCTCCATGATGCACCTCAGTTCGGTACAGCAAGAGGCGTGCCGCGTCAATCGAGCTTGTCCTCGATCCGCGTCGTCTGCTTGTGGACGAGGTGGACTTCGGCACCCGTCGCCTTGGCGATAGCCATCGTGGCTTGGTGCATCTCAAGCTCGCGCTTGTCCTTGCGGATGGTCGCCCACGCGTGGACGATGAAGCCCAGCACGGCGACGATCATGGACAGGATGACGGCAAGGTCGGACACAGAGAGCCCCCACATGATGCCGGTAGCGGCAGCGCCACCGTACATCGCGGCCTCACCTGACTTGTCAACGAGGGTCTGGTTCATCTTCATGCTCCACTAACGCTCAAAGCTCGCGACTTGTTCTGCGGCGAGCGCAGATGACGCACGTTCAATCACGTCCAGTACAGCATCGCGCTGTTTCTGGGTAGCCGTGAGCCGGTCAAGAAGCTCCGTGACGTATGCGGCATCTTGTCGTACGAACGCACGGGCAAGCTCCTCTGCGGCCTTGTCCGACAGGGTGCGCTTGGATGCCACGCTCAGCGCGCGGCGGAGGGCGGCGACGATGTAGCCGGGGCCAGCGCGACCGCCAAGGGCTGCTGCCAGTTCGATGGCGCTGTTGACTTCCGGGGCCACGCCGAGGTCTTTCGGATCGCGGGCCGACAGGGTGTACTGGTTCGCTGCGGACTTCTGCTGCGTCGCGCCGATCTGCTCCAGCGTCTGTGCCGTTTTCGTGTCAGTGACGCTCTCGATCCGGCCCTTGATGCCCGGGGTCTGGAGGTCACGCGCCACGCGGAGGGCGGCGTCGGGCGACTGCTCAGCGGCACCGGCCACAGCCTCACGGGCCACAGCACCGGCGTTGTTCCGCACGTCAGGAGACGCACCGGACAGGGCGCTGTCGAAGTCTTTCGTCGTACGGCTGAGCACGTTGGCGGCTGCGTCCACGGCGTCGCGGTTCTTGCCCAGTTGGGACTGGATCGCGGCGATGGTGCGCTTGCCTTCCTCTTGCAGCGCGGCGACCTTCTTCGCGGTCACGTCGTTGATGCGGTCGGTCTTGGCCTGTGCAGCCTCACGCACTCGGGCTTTCTGCTGCCGGGCGCTGTCGCTCAGTTCGCGCGTGCGAGCCGTCTGGGCGTCCGTGGAGCCCTGCTTGGCCTTCAGTGCGTCGGCGTCGATCTTGGCGATCTGGCGCGCGGCGTCGTCCTTGACACCGAGGATGGTGTTGGCCGCAGCCTCTTTGATCTCGCTGATCTCGCGCTCGATAGCCGCCACGCGCTTCGTCGCACGGGCAGCGGGCTTGAGGATCACGTCGGCAGCATCGCCCAGAGCGGCGCGCACGGCGTCCTCATTGCGGGCGAGGCGCGCGGCAACTTTCAGGGCTTCGGCTCCGCCCCGGGACTTCTCACCGATGGCGACCAGAGCGCCGTCCAGCGCGCCTTCGGCACCGGCACCTTCGGCAGTGGCGAGGCGGATATCGGCGGCGGCTGTCGTGGGCTTCGCGCCCAGCACGCCCGCGTTGGCGACCTTGTAGGCGTCGAGCCCACGCTGGAGGCCACGGTAGCGCTCAAGGAATTGGCCGTACTCAGGCACCTGACGCCCGGCTTCGTCGGCCAGCGTGTCAGCGACTTCGTTGAGGTTGAACTTGACGTTGTTCGCATCGACAGCATCGCGTGCCGTACGACGCAGAACGTCGATATCGTCAATCGTCAGCTTCGTGCCCTGACCGTCGGACAGCTTCTCTGCGAGGTCGATCAGGCGCTGCTGTTCGGCGTTGGCGGGCAGAGCGTCGATCCGCGACTTCAGCACCTGCTGGATCGGCTTGAGCGGAAGGTTGCTCGACACGAACTCGTCGGACAGTTCGATCTCGCGCGAGGCGAGGCCGGTGGCCTTGTCGCGCATCACGTCGTCGCCGTACTTGTCGATAGCCGCCTCGACAGCCTTCGCAGACTGGGCGTTGGGCGGGCGTGCAGTGAGTTCTTGAAGCTGGGCCGATAGACGCTCGCCTTCCTTCGCGATGGCCGCTTGCTGGCCCTCGACGCGGCGCAGAGCCTGATCCTGAATGGAGCGGGCCGTGGCAGTTGCTTCGCCGGTGATCGCAGCCTGAGCCGCGCCAGCTTGTTCGTCCACCTCGCGGCGGAAGCCCGTGGCGTCGTCAGCCGCCGCTCGAATGTCGTCGTTCGTCGTCGCCGTGATGTTCTCGATCTTCTGGTTACGGTCGGCGCGCACGTCGCGCTTGGCGTTCGTGGCGATCTCGTCCACGCGACCGAGGCGCGCTGCGTTCTGGGCGGCGGCGTCAGCAACGTCGGAAGCCGCAAGCTCGTCCAGCGAGGTGCGGGCTTGGGTCGGCGTAACAGTGTCACCAGTGCGGCGGACGGCTCCAGCAATATCCTCGCCGCGCGTGCGGGCCGCGACTTCTTCGCTCTCGCGGAAGATCGCGTTCACAGCCGGGCGCTCGACGCCGAGGTTGCGGTACTTGCGGATGGTGGCCGGGTCGGAGATTTCCGCCAGCTTGGGAGCGCGACCGTTCGCGTTCGTGAAGTTCTCGACGGCTGCGCGGATATCCGCCGCGTCCTCGTCGGTGCGGTTCGCGATCCGGCGGACCAGTTGTTCGTCAATCTCGGAGCCGAGGGCCTTCTGTCCGCCCGGCAGGAACTTGTTCACGAGCGGGGCCACCACGCGGTCGCCCACACCTTCAAACAGCTTGCCGCCTGCGAAGCCCAGTGCGGCGTCCACAGCGGCGTCCTCGATACCTTCGCCTTCCAGCAGCGCATGACCGCCAGCCATGATTGCAGCTTCGCCGCCCACGCCGATGTTGACGCCGCGCCGCGCCGCGCCCTGACGGAGCACAGTGCCAGTACCGCCAAAGCCCATGACTTCCCCGAGGAAGTTGGCGAGCGGTTGATCTTCACGAAGCTGGTCAGCCTGTGCTTCCGAGCGCTGCACCTTGTCGCCAAACGAGCCGGTGTCCTGTCCGGTGATGGCGTCGCCAGCTTCCGAGATGCCAGCGATCACGTAGTCGTCCAGCGGGCCGAGCACGTTCGTCGCGCCGCGTCCCGTGGCTTGCAGAGCCTGTCCCGAGCCTTGAGCGAAGCGACCACGCGCTTCCTCCGCCGACACGTCGGCCTTCGTGAAGCCAGACGACACGTTCCCGATACCCACGAGGTTCGGGAGGCGGTCGAGGCCGGTGATGAACTTGTCGAGCCCCGACTGAGGGGCGGCGGGGATCGGCTGCTGCGGCTTAGGGGCGGGCTGAGACGCCTGCGCCGCTTGCTGCTTGGCCTGATATGCCTCCTGCATGACGCGGTTGATCGTCGCTTCATCCGTGTCATCGGGGAAGTTGACGACGAGCCCATCAGGTCCGCGAACTGTCTTTGTCATTAGTCGGTTCCCGGGGTCCAAGTGTACGAGCCGTCAGACGACGGGGCGAGCTTGCCAGTGGTGACTTGCGGTGCCGCAGCCGGTGCAGCCGCGCCTTGCGGAGCGAAGCTGCCCGTCAGGTAGCGAGCCTCCAGCGCGTCGAGCGCCGCGAGCATCGACTGCACGGTTGCGTCGGGGTTGTTGATCTGTGCCACGAAGCGCTGGTATTCCTTCTCCGTGTCAAGCTGACGCGAAGTGAGGCCAGTGGCGGCAGCGATCTGCGACGCGAGGCGGGGGATGACCGCCTTGATGTTGTCGCGGATGGTCTGAGCTTCCGGGTCGGTGAAGCCTTGCACCATCTGGCCGAGGCCGGAGTTGGCCGCAGCAGCAGCCGCGTTCGTGACCGGATCGCGCTGATCCACGTCTTTGAACACGCCCTTCGCTTTGCCGTCGAGAATGTACTGACGCATCTCCCCGATATCGGTGAGCGCCTGATTGCGGGCGGCGGGGTCCGCCACGCCGTTCTCGCCCGGCTTGGGCTGGTTCGCACGGTTCGTGGAGCCGATCTGGGCTTGCAGAAGCTGACGGCGGAGGTCGGCGTCGGGATCGCGAACCGGAGCGCGCGTGATGCCGAGGTCTTGCGTGGTGCCGTCGTCCATGATGCCAATATCGCGCTCGTTGCCAGCGCCGTCGCGGCTGGAGCGGATTTGGCTGATCTGTGCGGCCTTGCCGTAGAGCGCGCCCATCCCCGCAAGACCTTCCGGGGTCTGCGAGGCTTGCATGAGCATGGCGATGGCGCTGTCGTCCAGAAGCGAGCCACCGGCGACCTTCGCCTGCTCGATCAGCGGGGCAATGTCCTGTCCGTCGGCTTGGGCCTTGCCGAGCTTGAGCGCGAGGTTGCCCATCGCTCCCAGCTTCGTGGCGTCGATACCCTGCTGTCCAGCGAGGTTGGCGATCTTCTGTGCTTCGACTTCAAACGGCTGCATCTCTGCGGCGCGGGCTTCCTGCGCGTCGAGGCGCGTGTCCTGCTTGTTGGCGCGGTCGTTGCCTTGCAGGGCGATCATCGTGGTGGCGTCACCAGCGCCTACGCCGCGCTCGTCCACGAAGGACTGGCGGGCGTTGTTCACGCGGTTGAGTTCGGCGTCCTTGATCGGGTCCTCGATTGCCCGGCGCGCGTTCGTGTACTCCTCGTCCCGTCGCGATTTCGCGATGCCGAGGCCAGTCACGATGTTCTGCGTAACGTCATACTTACCGGGCATGTGTGCGATCCTTAGCCTGTCGGGGTCGTGGGAGCGGGCGTGGTCCCGGCGGGCTTGCCCCACACGGACGTGATGCCGGTGGCGACGTTGCCAGCGAAGCCAGAGATGCCCTCACCGATAGCGTTGGCGCGGCCTGCGCCCGCCTGCATGTTCGCACCGGCGGCACCGGCGTTCGCGCCAGAGATGCCGGAGATGTTCGACTGCTCCGCCGCGAGGCCCATGTTGGCCGCGCTTCCGAGTTGCGAGAGGTAGTTGCCGAAGTACGACGCACCGAGCCCTTGGCCGAAGCGTGCAGCCGCCTTGACGGTCGCGCCGCTGTTGCGGAGCCCGCGTGCGGAGGCAGACGCGTCAATGGCGTCCACGCCGGATTGAAGCTGCGTGCGGTAGCCAGCGCTGTCGAGGAAGTTCTGGTAGCCCGCCTGCGGGTTCATCTGCTGGGGCTGGCCTGCGATGGGCTGGCCGGTCGCCGGGTCGATCTGCGGTGCGCCGCCCGTGCCGGGCTGTTGGACACCGAGGAGGCCCAGAATGTTGTTGTACGCCGCTGCGCCGCCGGGCGCAAACGTCGTGCTGGTCGTGGCGTTGTTGATGTACTTCTTCGTGTCATCGAAGCGCGCTTGCGCGGCTTGGTTGGCCTTCTTGATGGCCTTAGCCTCTTGGCTTCCGCCGATGATGGAGCCGATACCGCCGATTGCCGCTGCGCCTAGTGCTGCCCACATGGTGTTCACCTTCGTGTGATATGCTACGTCATGGCTCAGCGAGCGGCGCGCAGAGCGCGAGTTAGTGGTCAAAGTACGCCGTATCTATGCAGCCGTCAACCCTTTTAGCTCCGCTGTCAAGCGTTTCATCGGCTCGATCTGCGGTTTCAGCTTGTCGTGCTTGGGCTCGATATGAACGCGCGAAAGCTCGTGGTGACGCCTTATGTCGTACGGTAGATCGGGGTGAACCAGCTTCCATATCCGGTGGGCCTTCGCGCCGTCCCAGAGATCGGTGTGGTCGATGTGGTGGCCCTCGATATTGTCGAGCGCGGCTTCGTCCGCTGCGGTGATGAAGCCCGGGACGCCGAGGCGGGCGAGGCTGGTGTTCACTTCGTGGGAGGGCCGGTGGATGACGATGATGGGGCACTTCTGGGCCGCGAGGAAGTCGGGGAAGCGCCAGATGCCGGTGCAGGAAACTGCGTCGTACGTCTTATCCCAGTCGCTGTAATGGGTCCGGTATAACGGATCGTGGCTGACAACGCATTCCGGCGTCGTCAGCCACACCGAGGCCCATGTGGTGCCCGAACGGGGCAGGCCGGTTATGATAAAGTCGAGGCTCACTCGACGGGGATGACGACGCCGATCTGCTCGTCAATGACGGCGGGGCATGGCGCGTCCGCCGGGGCGATGACGCCAAGCGCGATCAGGACGCCGGAGAGGGCGGCGATGACGCCGACGATGACGGTTCGGTTGGACTGTACGACAGATGCAATGCTCATGGTGGACCCCTTTCAACGGGCTGGGTAGGACGATGGGCTGGTCTTACACAATCTCTTGCGACATGACAAGCAGGCTTTCGTTCACGTTCTGGGGCAGCGTGTTCTGGAAGGTGCCGAACCACACGCCAACTTGGTCGATGGACGACACCCAGCCGCCGGTGGCGACCGTGTAGATCGGGTTGAAGAACTCGCCGTCGGTCGAGATGCTGAAGATGTAGTTGGCTCCCGAGCGCTCCAGACGCATCCACTGCGGGCGGTCCTCGTACTGGGCGGAGGTGCGGTTGCCCACGCTCACGTCGGCGTTGAAGCTGTCGTACGTCGTCCAGCGCTGGTGCCGGAGCACGACTTGACCAGTTGTCGCAGCCACGACACCAAGCTGGAAGCACTCCAGACGCCCGGTCGTATTGTCGCGCACGGCGATGCCCCAACCCATGAACGCGCGCTTCGACCAGTTGGCGACGCCAAGCACAGTGCAGACCCACGAGGAGCCCGGGGTTGCGGCGTACATGAAGGCGTTGCGGTTCGTCGCGCCGCCGCCAGCCGTCGTCAGGCGTACGCCACGGCTAACGTCGGTGGCTGTAGTGTTCGTGGAAGCCTGCCCGAGCGTGTAGTCCGCGATCACGGGAGGTGTAGGTTCGGTCGCCCAGTACGGCGACATGCCGCCTCCACCGCCGCCGGAGATGGCTACCTCGGTCACGTCGGTGACATGCCCTTGGGCGTCAACCGTGATCTGGGCCACGTTAGTGGCGTCGCCGTAGGTGCCGGGGGTCACGCCGCTGTCTGCGTGGTCGATTGTCACGTCGCCGTCCACGAGCGATCCGCCGCCGTCGAGGGCCACGCCAGCGATGATCTGGTTCGCGATTTGGGCTTGAAGCTCCGCCACAGCGGCCTGTAGGTCGGCGTACGTCGCGTCCGTGTTGACGTTGACGTTACGCTGGCTGAGCCAGTTGCGAAGGAACTCCTCGGTCGGCAGGCCGGTGTCGGGGTAGACAATCGGCACGTCGTACCTGAGCGGGTCGATCTTCCTGCGGCGCGGGGTGAGGACCATAGCTTACTCGTTCGGTCGGATGCGAATGTCGGCGCGGTCGATGCGGACAAGCCCTCCCACGTCCTCGATCTCTATCACACGTCCCGGGGCCGTGAAAGAGCCGAGGGAGAGCCACGAAAGCTCCTGCGTGTAGTTGCCGCTCTCGACGGACAGGGTGTAGTCCGTGCCTTCCACGAACGTCCTGCCGTTGTCGTCGGAGTACCGGAGCGACACAGTGGCGTCGGCGGTCTGCGGCGCACCGAGGCTGGCCGTCAGATAGAGGCCGTCGAGCGTGAGGTAGCTGCGTCCGCTGGCAGGGATGATTGCTGTCGTACGACGCGTGATCGGCTTGAAGCTCTCGTCAAGGTCCGTCTCGCCGGTGATCTCCCAAATGTCGGGGTTCTGCTCGTCCGCCGCGATGATGCGTCCGTTCCACATGAGGCCGACGTGGGCGTTCCAGTTGTCGTACCCGGCGGTCTGCCAACGGCTCCAGCGGCCTGTCGTGAGGTCGCAGACCCACGTTCCACGCTGGCCGAGGTGCAGCACGTAGAAGTGGTGGCCGTCGAACGTGAAGCCCCACGCGCGCGTGCGGAAGTCCTCCACGGCACCTGTTCCCCAGACGCCGAGGGCGAACAGTTGGGAGGTGCCGGGGAAGCCGTTCTGGCTAAGCTGCGGTTCCGTCTCAACGACGGCGAGGGCGAATAGCTGAGAGGTCGAAGCGAAGTCACTCACGGGCTCACCATCTGTCACGGCCAGCGCAAACAGTTGGCTGGTCTTTGCTGAGTTGTTCGTGCCGTCGCTCTCGATAACCGCGAGGGCGAAAGCCTGTGGGCTACGCGAGTAAGGCATGGTGTCGCTCCCTTATGCCGTACGCGCGAGCCTGATCCTTCCGACCAGAACCGATTGCGGAGTGAGCCCGGCTGTCGTGTCGGGGTCCTCCTCGATCACGTCGAACCTGTAGGTGGGCGTGACAGTCAGCGGGTTGTCGTTGCCGAGGGCTGCGTCGCCGTCCACCACGAACGATTTGCGGAGGCTGGCGTTGTCCACGTCCACGAACGAGCGGTCCATCAGGATCAGCGCGCGGAGGCCGGTGGCTTCGATGGGGAGGGCGTCGAGGCCGTACTCCACAGGGTCGGGAATGTTCACGCCGCCGTCGAGCGTCGTGTCAGTCCACGAGCCGTCAACCGCAGTCGTGGTCGAGACGATGGCGTTGCCCGCCGTACCGGCAACGAGGGCCGTGGCCGTGAGTTGGAACTCCACGTCGGGGCCAAGGGCGGCGCTAGCCGACGCGTTCTGCGCGGTGCCTGTGCCGTACGTCGTACCTTCGCCCGGGCCGTTGTTGATCGCGTTCTGGAGGTTGAGGAGCGTGGCCGCAACGTCAGCGCCGATCAGGACGGAGCCAGCGGCCCCGAGCACGGTGTTGAAGGTGTAGACCGATGCGCCCAGCGTGACCGTTTCGGTATCCGCCGGGAGCGCGTCGAGGCGGAACACGCCCGAGGCTTCTTGGAACGGGCTTTCGAGGAAGCGGTCGTCGTACGGCACATACTGATCGACGGTGTAGAACGAGAACGCGCCGTCGTCAGGGACGAGGCGGGCTGCGCCGCCGCGCGCCGTCAGGGTGCGTGCGAAGTTGGAGAGGTCCGCGATGCTTTCGTCAAAGCCCGCGAGGAGCACAACGTCAGCAAAGTCGGGATCGCCGCCGAGCACAGAGCGCGGGAAGATGGTGGTCGGCGGGGTGAAGTTCGTCGTGTAGCGGCCCACGCCGTTCGTGATGCGGACTTCATCGAACATGCCGTTGAGCGCGTTGACGACGGTGTTGGCCGTGTTGAGCGAGCCGCCGACGCCGAAGGGCGAGGACGCGTCGAAGTAGTCGTTCGCATCGGCGTAGTCCACGCCAAGCTGAATACCGTCGATGAAGATGCGCGTGACGCCGGAGTTCCGGCTGACAGCGATGTGATACCAGTGACCGATGGCCGGGCTCCACTGAAGCTCGAAAACCGACACAGCGGACCCGAGGGTGCCGTCGGGCGAGACTTGAAGCTGGAGCGAGCCGTCGTTCACGTCAGGGCCGTTGAGCACGAGCCGGTAGCTGTGCTCGTCGCTGGTGGGGTTCCACTTGGCGAACAGCGTCTGCACCTGCGTCGTGGTCGGGCGCACGCTCCAGCGGAACGAGCCCTCCAGTGTGTAGTCGCCTGTCGTGAGGTCGAAGTCAGTCGATTGCGCGGCGGACAGGCACTCGGGGCCGGTGTCGAAGGCCGGGGCGACCGAGCGGTTGTCGAACACGCCGATGCCGAAGCGTTCGTACGGACGGGGCGTGAAGTTGTCCTCCTCCGTCACTTCGTTCGGCCACAGGGTCGTGACGCCCGAGATGTTCGGCCAGTCGTCGTTGTACGTGCCCGTGAGCGAGTACGGCACGAAGAAGTCGGTGTAGTAGCCGCCTGCGCCAGACGAGGACGAGTTGTCGATCTGCTGCGCGACGATGCCGATGGAGCCGGGCATGACGAGGTTTTCGCTGTTGACGCCGGAGGCACCGCCGATCTTGGCGACGCCATCCACGCGGACTTCGACTTCGCCAAGCGTGGCGTGCATCGTGAACTGGGCTTGGATTTTGTGCGCCGTGTTGAGCACGATGCAGGGAACGACGGTCTGGGCGACGACGGTGCCGACGTTGTTGATGACTTGGAGGTTGCCCGCCGGAGTGATCTGGATACGCGCGAGAAGGTCTTGCACGTTGCTGCGAAGCTCCACGAGGGAGGTGACGCGGACGTTGTTCGTCGGCATGGCGACCATGTAGATGCGCGTGGCGAAGCCGATGGCGCTCAGCACACCGGCGGGGAGCACGCGGCTCCAGCCCGTGCCGCGACCGAACACACGCATCCAATACTTGCCGGGGTCGAAGGCTACGAGTTCGGGCCTGCTCTCCGCGTAGCCGACGCTGAAGGCAGAGCCGAGCGTCAGGTACAGACCCTGCTGCATCTTGGCGTTTTCACCGCCGAAGTAGTCGTAATTGTCGGCCCACTGGATCGTCATGGAGCGGCCCTTTCGTCTTTGCGAGCGAGCCGGATACGCTCCTCGATACCGTGATTGGAGATGCGCTGTTGCCCACCTGCGACTGCATACACCACATTGTCATTCCCCACAAGGATGACCTGATCGTTGAGGAGCACGACGGTGCCCTCCAGTGCGCCCTTGCTGAAGCTGCGGCCCTGATAGCGGGCGATGGGGAAGTCGGAGTTGTCCGCGAGGTAGTAAGCGTCGGTCGATTGCGAGCCGAAGAACCACACCTGATCGCCCACGGTCATGGCTTGGATGATCTCGTCGGGGATGCTCTCCGCCTCGAATACGTCGAGCGGGTCGATCAGGAACTTGCCGGGGCGGATGAAGTAGACGCGTTGGCTCTGGGCGGCGACGCAGAACACGAAGCCGTCGAGTACCGCGATGGACACGATGCCCACGTCGTCGGGGGTTGGGATACCGTTGAGCGTGTCGGCGGCTCCGCCGGAGAGCGTGGCCGCGTCGAACGAGAGGTCCGCGCCAGTCTCGGTCGTGGTGTAGGCGTTGCCAGTCGTGCCGCCGATGGTCGCGTAGAACGTCAGGATCGTGTCCGTGAGTTCCACCTGCGGGAAGGTCGCGTTGACGAACGGGTTGATCTCGGTGTTGAGCGCATAGTTAATGCCGATGGTTTCCGGCTGGGCGTTCACGGCGTCCGCGAGGTTCTGAAGCGTCTCGTCCAGCGTGGTGCCGATCTGCACGTCGTACGCCGCAGCCATCGTGTTCTTGAAGGTGTAGACGATGCCTTGGAGCGTGACCGTATCGCCGTCCGTGACCACGCCGGTGGACGTGTCGATGCGAAGGATGCCGGTCGCGCGTGCGCCGTCCTCGTTGAGCATCAGGAGCGCTTCGCCGGTGGAGATGTAGAGCCGGTCCTCGACGCCGCCGAACACGGGCGTGGAGGGCGAGTTGCCGACGAAGCCCGTCACTTCCGTGCGGGTATTGTCCTTGTCGAAGTAGAACAGCGTCTCGTTCGACACGACGAACAGCGCACCGGCGAACGTGCCGTCCTGCGTGAACGTGCCCCGGAGCGGGCCAGCGCCTGCCGCCGCGTAGCGGGAGGTAGCCGGTCGCGACAGGAGCGACACGAAGTCCACCATGTTCGTGGGGTTTTCTTCAAAGAAGCGGTTGAAGCACTCGATCTCGGGCTCTCTGCCGTACGTCCGCTCGTACGCGCCCTGCGAGAGCGGGAGCGGGGTCGTGTCAGACATTGCCGAAGCTCCCGCCTTGCGTCCACCAGCTTCCTGCGAAGGACTGGTAGGAGTTGAACCGCGCGCTGTCGGGGAAGTTGGCCGTCGGCACGTATTGCAGGTAGCGGTCGCGGATGGCGATCTGGCCGTAGCGCGCGATGGCTCCCGTCGTCTCGTGGACCGTCTTTCCGTACACCGGCGCGAGGCGCGCGGCGAGGGAGGCCACGAAGAAGTCGTCAAAGTCCTCTGGGAACGGCAGCGGGTCCGTCAGGGTCATCGGAGCCATGATCCGCCATTCGCCAAGGTCGGCGCGGTAGAACCAGCGGGTCGGGGAGGTGAAGGTGCCGTCGAGGGTGATGCTCGCCGCGCCGTCGATCCCGCGCCCGTTGGCGTTGATCGTCAGGGGGAACGTGTCGTACGACGAACCGAGGTTGACGACCGCCATACGCGCGCCGTCGCTCGGGTTCTGGGGCAGGTAGATCGTGTACGCCTCAGTCAGCCGCGTGATGACGCGGGAGTTCTGGGGCGGGTATGGCATGGATGCCAGCGGGACGTGCTGCGGGGCCGGATACAGCGGCCAGCGTGCGTTGATCGGCGCGGTCGCGAGGATCGGCACCGGCCAGTCACCGAACAGTTCCCCGATCACGTAGCCGTAGAGGCTCGCGATATACGAGTTGAGGTAGCCCAGAGCTTCGGCCTGTTCGGCGTCAGTCGGGGCTACCCCAGCTTGTTTGAGGTTGTTCTCGCGGAAGCACCGCGTGATGATATCACTCGCCGTCGCCATCTTTTTCGAGCCCTTTCAGAGCGGTTTCGATTTCCGCGTCCGAGGTGTCGGGATCGACGGCGAAGCCAGCGTCCTCAAGGGCCTTGATGGCGGCGGCGCGGTCGAACACCGGCTTCTCGACTTCCTTGGGCTCGTCGGCCTTGGCCTTGGAGCCCTTGGCGGCTTTCGCCGTGGCGGCGTCGGTGGCAGCGGAAGCTGCGGCCTTGGCTGCGTCGCGGCGGCTGGGGGCGGCGGGAGCCGCTTCGGCGGGCTTGATCTTGGACGGGTGATCGACCCAGCCTTCCTTGGCCGGGATTTCGTCAGCGGAATTGAAGATGCGACCCTTGGGGTTCGCTTCGTTGTACCGCCATGCGGGGAACTCGTGATGCGCCATATCGGCCTCCTGTGTGTGAACCAGAACGATAGCTGACGGGCCGAAGCCCGTCAAGCCGTATCGTCTTAGACCGGCACGAACGCGGGGTTCTGTCGGACTTGCTGGAGGACCGAGACGAGGCCACCGGCGGTCGCTTGGGCACCGAGGGTGACGCCAAGGATGGCGCGGTCGGTGGCCGCTGCGGCGGAGACGGTGCCGCCCGCGTCGGTGGCGACTTCGACACCTTCGGTGATGGCGGCGGTCGCGCGGAGGTTCACGACGCCTTGCTGGACGACGACGGCGAACGTGTCACCGGCGGTGTACGGCGCGGTGGCCGACTTGCCCGGGGTCGCGTTGTAGAAGGTGTCCGCGTCGCCCACGAAAAGGTGCGGGGCTCCGTTGACGCCAGCGATGGTCGCGGTCGGAATGTCGCCAACGGTCGTGTTGGACAGGGTGTAGACGGAGTTTGCGACAAGCGCGGCTGCGGGCTTGACGAAAACGGTGATGGGCAGGGGAGCTACGCTCATGGCTGTGGCCTTTCAGGGCAAGTAGTCGGCGGCAGGAAACGGCTTGGGGCGGAGGGTCACTCCGCCCCTTGTCGTTACGTCAGGGCGAGGCCGGAGAACCGGGTGCCCAGTTGGCGATCCACGACGGCACCGCCGTAGATCATGTCCCAACGGTGGACGTGGTTCCCGGTGTTGATATCCGATCCGCGCCAGTAGCGGATGGAGATACCCGTCTCGGGGTCGTTGGCGAAGCTCGACACGCCGGTCATCGGCTTGATAAGCTGCGCCGACACCAGTTGGATGGCCGACTTGTGCCACGCGGCGCGCTGTGCGAAGGCGGACGAAGCCGCCCCGGCCCAGATGATCGCCGCGTCGTTGGCCGGAGCCGCAGACGCCGTGCCGAACACGGTGTTCTGGCGCTGGACGGCAGTGGAGCCGCCGGTGCCGGGAACGATGATCGGCGGAGCGATGGAGACAGTGACCGCACCTGCGCCGTCAGCAACCGCGTCCGCGAGGACGACGAACTGCATGAGTTCGGCAGCGCCCGTGGCGTCCGTGATGACCTGCTGCGTGCGCGGGTTGATACGGAACACGTTGGCGATGGTGAAGGTGTCGCCCGCCTTGATCGTCGCGTTGTTGCCAACGGTTTCGAGGATCAGGTTCTGCGAGTTCGTGTCCTTCACGTCGGCGTAGTTGACGTTCTGGTTCGCGCCGTTGACTTGGCCTGCGCCGGTCGAGGTGCGCGTGCCGGTCACGAGGATCGACGGCGCTTGCGTCCGGTAGTAGTCAATGTCCGACAGCATCGGGACCTTGGCGCGTTTCATCGCGTTGACGGCCTCGGTCGTCATGAACTTGTCGATCAGGCTGGCTTGGACACCGGCGCTGTCGTTGATGGTCATGAAGCCGACGCGGCTGGAGGCCGGAACTGCCATGTTGCCAAGGCGGGACCAGACCGGGATTTCCTGCTGCGGCGAGGCCAGCGGGAGGTCGGCGGCACCGGCAGCAGCCGGGGCGTTGACCCACGACGGGAACTCCTTGATGAAGCCGTGCAGATAGCTGTCGAGGCCCTGCGCCAGCGTGCTGGCGGCGGACTTCATCGTCTCGGAGCGCATGAGCGCGTTGTACGACTGCACGTACTGGAGATCGGTCAGCGAGAGGTGGACGCCGCTGTACTGATCGACCGAGATCGGCGTGGAGCCGGTCACGATATCCTGCGTGTCCAGCGTCGGGCCGGAGGTCATCGTGAAGCGCGGAGGACGCTTGACGAAGATTTGCAGGCCGTTCTTGTCCGTGACCTGATTGGTGAACTTGGTGTCCACGAGCTTGCCCATGACAAGATCGTTTTTCACCAGAAAGAGCATGACGTTCGCATACTCTTGATCGTTAAGAAACTGGTTCATGGCTGGTTAGCCCTTCTGTTGCGCGTTGACCATCGCCTCGAATGCGGCGAAGTCTTGGGTGTTTGACCTAACTCGTGCCCCGCCTCGGGTGCCCCGTGTCCGCTGCTGCGGCGGTTCGGGAGCGTTCGTACCCTTGACTTTGGGCGGCTCGTCTTTCTCGTCTTTCCCGGTCGTGTCGGTCGGTCGCGAGAACCGTGCGTCAAGTTTAGCCAACGCCGCGCCCTGTCGGACTGGAGGCATTGCTGCGATCTTGTTCGCCTCATCGGGGTTGTCCGCGAGGTAGAACATGATCTCTGCGGAAGTCTCGTAATCGAGCACGAGTTCCGCCATCGGCTGCGTAAAGCTCCACGGACCTTTGGCGCTTTTCAGCACCACGTCCTCAAAGCCTTCGATCTCAGCGACACCACGGGCCAGCGCGGTATCGGCCTTCCGCTTCGTTTCGGCCATCTGATTGGCCTCGGCCTGCGCTTGCCGGTCGCCCTGAAGGTCGGCTTTGACCTTCTTGACGATTTGTTCTTCACGCCATGTATCCATGTCGCGAGTGAATGCCGTGTCAAACTCGCCAAATTTGTATTTGGCCGGGTCAGGCCGTCCGTCGTCCGTCGGCGCTTCGCGGCGCTGCTCGGGCTCGGTACGGGCCGGTGCAGGGGCTTCCTGCCGGGCGTTGAGCTTCGCGCGGAGGTCCGCCAGTTCGGCGTCCTTCTCGGCTTCGCGGCGCGCGGCCTCGTGCTTCTCGCGGGTCAGTTGCCCGATGCGGTCGCGGGCTCGGCCACGCCACTTCTTCGGCTGGCCGGGCACGTCCTTGTGTTCGTCGTCGCCGTCCGCCGGTGCGTCGGCCTTGGCGGGCTTGTCGTCTTTCGCCTCGACAGGCTGGCCGTCGGCATCGACTTCCTCGTCGCCGTCGTCCTGATCCTGATCGTCGTCCTCCCCGTCCTCGTCGTCAGGGTTCGGGGCGGCTGCGGAGGCAGCGTCCGTCGGCTGGGGCGGCTCGTCAAGCGCGCCTGCGCCAGCACCCTTTTCGAGTTCGGCGGTCGCGGCCTTCTCGAAATCCGCGAAGGACGAGAACGCCTTCTGGACTTCCTTGGGGTCCGCCGCCGCTTGGGCGGTTTCGTCAACTGTCTGTGCTTTGATCGTCATCGTCTGTCTCCTCTGGGGCGTTCAGTTCATCGAGCGTCCGCGCAATTTCCATTTGCGTGCGTGCCTCGTCCATCTCGACACCGGCGGCAGTCGCTTCCGCGTCCGCGATGTTTTTGACGGCGGCGGAGCGTGCCTGTTGGGCACGAGCATCGTGCTCCGCCGTTTGCGCGCGTAGGCGTGCAATCTCTGCGTCTTTCTTCGCCAGTTCAAGCTCCATGTCCTTCATGGACAGAGCTTCCATCATCTGCGCCTTCTGGGCGGCTTGGGCGGCGAATTGCTTTTCTTCGTCGGTCATGTCCTCGGGATCGGTCTGCGCGATGCCGGGCGGCAGCGACGCTTTCAGGCGCTTGGCGACCTTCTCGGCTCCCGGCCAGTCCATGTTTTCGACCATGATATCGGCGGCGTTCGCCATGATGTTCGGCATGTTGTTCGACATAGCCATCATGCTCTCGACGGCCTCGACGCGCTTCGTCGTGTAGCTCGGGCCGGTCGTGACGGAGATGCCGTACTTGCCGATCAGGATATCGACGCCGCCCTCTTGGTTGATCTTCTGGAGGTCGGCTGCGCCGTCCGGTCCAAGCGTCGTGATCGTGCGCGCTGTGTCGTACGTCTCAGGGATCAGTTCGTTGATCGTACGACCGCATTCCTCAATCGAGTTGTTGAGGTTGCTGAAGTAGATCACGGTGCCCAGTTCGCTGACGCGCTGGCGGCGGTCGAGCGCCTTGCCCGACACCTCGTTGGAGGTCATCCCGAGGGACGCCTCGTGCATGTTGAGCACGTCCTTGATATCCTGCGTAGCCATGTTGGCTTCCTGAATGAGCGCGGGCTCAATCTGGGCCGGTTTGACTTCCTGCGGGGCTTGGCCGCTCTCGCCGTTCCAGATCAGGAGCGGGTCGTCGGTCAGGTGGCTGTTGCGCCACTTGTTCTCTTGGCCTTGGACGGCTTCCTTGGACGCGATCCACTTCGCCTTCGGCGTCTGCATCAGCTTCTCAACGATGATCGAGCGCCAGTAGTTGTGGACGCGCTGCGGGTCCTTCGCGAAGCGGATCAGGCCGAACCGATGGCGGTCCTCACCGATGAAGATTTCCCAGCCCGGGACGCGGAACACCGGCACGCGGCTGATCGGGAGCTTGTACGGCCCCTCCAGAATGTTCATGGCCGTGAGCGTATACATCTCGGCGTACGGCTTCTTGGCGATGCGGAAGTAGGGCGTGCCGTCGGCGCGCTTCGCCGCAAGCTGGGCGATTTGCTGCGGCGTGGTGCCGCCAGCGATCATGTCGGTCACGTCCACGACCTTGCCCGTCATGCCGTCGAGCATGATGGCGCGATCTTCGGAGCGCATCCGCCAGTAGGACACGATACGCACGGTGTCCTCGGTGATCCAGCCGGTCATCGTCAGTTGCTGGTAGTAGCTCGCGTCGCCGCCGAACTCGGTCGGGCTGGCGTCGGGATATTTCTCTTTGAACAGCTTGCGGGACATGCGCTCCTCAACGAACACATGGCGCGCGTCGCGGCCAGTCGCTTCGATGGAGAGGTGGTCCCAGACGACCGCGCACGGGTCGGGAAGCTGGATCACGCGGATATCCTGCTCGAATACGTCGTACGTCGCATAGTCCAGTTCCAGCGCGAAGTTGCCCAGACCGCCGATGACGCTGTTTTTCAGCGCTGTGTCGTACGCGTCGCTCGCGCGGCTGACTTTCTCGATGTTGCGGATCAGGCCCTCGCGGACGCGGGCCACGGCCTTCGTTCCGTCCTTGTCGGGCACGACTTTGATGACGGTTTCGTTGAGGAGGCGGTTGCCGACGACCTGTGCGACGAAGGCGGGGAGGCGGTTGATGGTCAGGACGGGCTTCTGGGCACCAAGGCGCTGCGCGCGTTGCGTCGCGTCCCACTGGTCGCCCACCATGAAGCGGAAATCGTCCACCATCGCCTCGGTATTGAGGAGGTCGGCGGTCACGTCGTTGTTATAGAACTCCACGGCGTCTTTGACGAACGAATACTCGTCGTCATAGTCATCGGGGAGCGTGAAAGTGGCTTTTTCTTCGACTTGGGCGTCGCTGTCGTCTTGTTCGCCCGCGTATGGGTCCGCGCCGGTCGAGCCTTGCTCTTTGCCGGGGTCTTTTACGCGGCGATCCGCTCGTTCGTCCTCAAGATAGGGTTGCATGTTCTACCTCAACGTCCCATCCAGCCGTTCGGGGCTGCGGTGCCCCCTTGGGACAGCGTAGTTTGCGAATGTACCTCCATCGGGGGTGCCCTGTCAATCATATCGAACGAGGGTTTGGGCGGAGGCTTCTTCCAGTCACCGATATACACAAGATCAGCGAACGTCAAGGCGCACGCGTCGCCCATATCGGGGCTGCGCTGCCCTTTCGAGCGCATTTCCTGCTTCGACACCAGTTGGAGGTCGTTCGTGAGGGTCGGTTTGATGAGCGCGGACAGCAGATCGGCGTGGAGATCGTCCTGATCGGGGATTTCGACGCCTTCTTCGCTGTCGAGCCACCTTTTCAGGCGCTCCCACATCTCCGCCCGGCGGTTGACCGGGCCAGCGACGAGCGGGCGAGCGTTCTTGTGCTGCGATTTCGAGCCGAAGTTGACGGCGCGCACGCGGTCGCCGTAGCGCGGCCCCTTGGCACGCAGGAAGCCGATGATGTAGCGCCCGGGACCGCCGCTGTCGATGAACACAATGGCCGGGTCGTACGTGTCGATCAGGCTGATGATCCAGTCGAGCGCTTCCGGCTCGGTCAGCTTCTGCCGTACGAGCACCTTCTCGATCTTATGCCCGCGACGAAACGCCACACAGAAGCGGTCGCCGTTCTTGACGCCCGCCTCGATACCGTCGCCGCCCGGGTCCACGCCCAGAATGAGCGGGCCGGAGGGCTCCAGCTTGCGTTTGCGGGCTTTCAGGATCGACAGAGCGGAGATCAGGGCCGCTTTCTCCGCCGATTGGAACGCCTCGTCGGGCGTGGCCGGGTATTCCTGCTTGAAAGCGCCGGGGCCACCAAGCTCCTGCATCTTCATGCGCCGCCAGTACATCTGGCCCATGTCGAGGCCGAACATTTCGGCGTACTCGGCGTCCGAATAGTCGCCGTCCACGGGGGTGGCGTCGAGTTCAAAGCCCGGCGGGGGCTCGCGGCGGTATTCCGGCGTCCAGAACCACGGGATGAACACCGCGATGTAGTCGCCAATGCCGCGCACGGCGTCCTGCCACTTCTCGTAGAACTGGCCCTCGGGTCCGTTGGCCGTGCTTTCGAGGAAGATTTCCGTGCCCGGCAGGAGCGGGACGGCCTGCACGGACGCCTTGAAGTGGTCGGTGTCGTTCTTCCAGAAGCCCACCTCGGAGCCGTGGAAGATCGTGATCGTCGTGCCCCGGCCTGACGCCTTCGACCCGGCGGTCGCCACGGTGTACTTCGACTTCAGCCGCTCGAATGAGAGTTCCTTCACGTTCGACTTGCCCGTCGTCGGGGCAACCGGGTTGTGAAGGTGGTAGCGCTCGGCCATCGCGAAGATGCCTTCGGCGGATTTCTGCTCGTGCGACAAAATGTACGCGTGGACGTTGGGCCACAGGGAGGTGCGCCAGTAGAACCGACCCTCAACGTAGGTCGAGATGCCCTGCTGTCGGCCCTTCAGGACCAGCACGCGGACGAAGCCCTTCTCGCGGCGCTGCTGCTCGACACGGTTGTGGAGGTACATCTGCGGGGCGTTGAGCGTGAACGGCACGAGGTTGCCGCCCTTGTCGAGCACCTTCAGGTTCTGCTCCGCGAACTTGGGGAACTCTCCGCGCCACCGGCGGATTTGCTCCTTGGCCTGCATGAGCTTGGGGTCGTTTACGCGATGGACTGCCAAAACACCACTCCGAACTCAGCGCCCTTGGGCAACTTCTTGATTTCGCTCACGTTTGTCAGACCTTCCAGCTTGCGCGTGTCGATCATCAGCAGGCTGGCGGCGACCGACCAGTTGCCCGAGAAGGCGTACCACTGGCAGCGCTTGGACTTGTCGTTCGGATCGACCGGCACGGGCACCGGGGTCTTGGCGAACTCGGCTGCTACCCGGGCGAGCGGGTCGGGCAGTTCGCCCCAGCTTGTCTCGTCAAGCGGGTCGTAATCTTTGGGGTTCGCGTTACGCCACAGGTCCATGTGCTGCCTCCAAATGGACGGCGGGCTGACCCCGGAGGCATGAGGGCCAGCCCGCCAAGGGTCGCGTCGCCGCAACCCCATTTCTACGCGGGTTCATAATCCACGTCAATCGCATCTTCTTCGTCAACGCCGAAAATAACATCTTCGATGCTGCGCCGGTCATCGACCTCGACGTGGCGGGGCAGGAGCTTGGGCAGGAGCTTGGTGTAGAACTCGCCCCGGTTCTTGTCCGCCCAGACGGCGAGGGCCGCGTGCCCGCCGATGCTCTCGTAGGCGAAGGCGATCCCGGCCTGCATGTGCTTCCGGTCGATACGTGCCAGTAGCTGCTGATTGTCGCCGCGCAGGGCGATGGGCAGGTTGTCGTAAGCAGCCGCCAGTTCCTTAGCCGCGTCGTTCTGACGGACTTCGATCTGGGCCTCTGGGGGCGGGGGAGGGGGTACGGTGAGTTCGGTCATGAGAAGTATTTACACTCTGCCGTACGGAGCGTCAACTGTCGTCGTCGGAAAATTCGTTAACTGCGTCGTCCACGCCCCACGGTGCGTTCCGCTTCAGCCAGTGGCTGAGCCCGCCCGGGGTCAGGTCCATGCCGCGCGCTATGTCTCGATCCGTCATGCCCGCCTTGCGCCCGGCCTGCACGAGACGCAGCCGGAACACGATGATCTCGGCTGCTATGCCGCCCTGCTTGGTGCGTGTCCGCTTCCGGTTGTCGCGTAGGAGGGCCAGCACGTCCTCGGCCTCTGGGTGCCGGTGCATCCACTGGTTGAGGGCGGGCGCGCTGAGCTTCAACCGCTCGGCTGCTTCGGCCCCGTTGAGCCCTTCGGCGGCGAGCGCGACGAGCGCCTTGAGCCGGGCCTTGTTGCGATCTTCTCGGTTCATCCGCGCGACCCCGGCAGTGCGACGAAGTTGCAGCCCCCGCCGGTGTTGCGGTCGTGCTTCGCGGCGCACGAGATGGCCTGCCGGGCGGAGGCTCCGAACTGCATGGCCCCGAGGGCGTACTCCGCACCGGAGCCGATGGCGAAGAACTTGCCCTCGATCTTGTAGCCGCCGAAGCGGTCGTGGAACTCGACGGTGCCGTCGGGTCGTACGATCAGCACGTCGATATCGTCGTCGGGGTTCGACCCCATGTGCGGCTTGAAGCCCTGCTCCCCGTTGAGGAACCACGTCGTGTACCGATGCAGGAGCGAGTTCACGCCGCACCCGCCGATCAGCGCGCCGTCCTTGCGCTTGTGGACCTTGCGGAAGCGGTAGCTCGAAAGCTCGCCTGCCGTTGCCTGCCTGTCACCCGCGAGGATGCCGTCCCGGTACGCGATGGTGGTCATGGCTCACCGCTTCGGCTTGGTGGTCTTGGCCTTGGCAGCAGCAGCGTTCTGGCGGGCGATGGCCTCCGCGATGGCCTTCTGCACCGCCGGGTCCTTGGACCGCTCGATGCTCGGGCCTGCGACCTTGCCGGTCACGACCGTCTTGGGGTCGGGCTTCGGCGGCGGGGGCTTGGGCTTCCCGCTCATTGCGTCGCTCAGGGTTTTGTACGGATCGGCCATGTGTGCCTCCTTCGATTGGACCTAAGCATCATACCGACCGCTACGCCGAATGGCAAGCTCAGAACCAGCCAGCCCAGCAGAAATTCCATGAGGCACCTCGTGTGAAAATTTTGTGGAATTTTTGCGGTATAGCTGCTGGGCTGTCAAGTCTATGAGGAGTGTAAATGCTTCGCTGCTGGGCGTCTTAGCACCCCTAAAATTGGTGGTATAGTTTATGCCTCGACATTAGCGAAGCCTCCCGCTCTCCCCCCGAACCACCCCCCGGGTCATTTGGTTAATTGGCACGCGTCTTGCTTAGCAGCCCAGCCAGCCTAGCCGCTATGACTTGGCACGCGTATTGCATTAGCACTGTCCATGCCATCGCTGCTTGGCACGCTTCTTGCGTTGTCATGCAATGTGCCAAGCCGCTTGGCATGATCCTTGCCCACGCAACCCTTGTGCCGTACGTCATGACCACACAGCAGCTAAGGGCTTGGCCGCTTGGCAACTTGGCATGGTTCTTGTCGGCAAGGATCGTGCCACCTACCCAGAACAAAACATGAAAACGCTCCAGATCGCGAAGTCGAGAGGCTCGGCTACCCTAGCAGCCCAGACCGCTAACGCTTATGGGTGACGCTCTAATAGCGATTGAGAGGGGGTGCATATTTTGCCGCTTGGCCGCCGGGCGGGCGGGGGTGAGCCGTACGGCGGGAGGAGGCGGGGTCACGCGTACGCGTTCTGTGGGGGATGGAAGTCTGTAATTACAAGCGAGGATATAGAGAGGGGTTTATATATCAGCAGGTGTAATAACAGTGTTGGTAGGGTCACAAGGGGGAGAGTTGCCCAGCAGCCCAGCAGCCTAGAAAGATAATGGCGATTACAGCAAAAAAGATGCAGCTTTATCGTTTAGCGATATGTACTCTGCTAATCCTTCCTGTATGGTTGGCTTATCGAAAGACGGACACACAAGGAACTGGCGACCATGACCGAACAAGGAATGCTGCAAAAGCTCATTCGCACCTGCAAGGCAAACGGGGCAACTCTGTTTCGTATCCATGAGGGTGAGGACTGGGCTTGTGAGCCGACCTCCAATGAGCGGCAGCTTATGGACGCCGCTAACTCAACCGGCGAGGACAACCTTTACTGTTATGACGCCGACGGCACGCGTCTGGGCCGCTTCTATCTGGTCTGGGGCAATGACCCCAGCGGCGAGGAGTTGATCGCGGACTACGGTATCACCCCGTTCACTGAGGCGGTTGACGCCGCTATGCGAGCCTGACAACCCCGGGAGGGGGCAACCCCTCCCAACCCTTTCAAGGATCACGACAATGCTGCAACCTGACCTCCCTGTTTACCCCGTGCCCGCGCTTGTGCCCCCGTGCCCGGCGATCATTGCCAAAGCGCCGCGCGGCCCAGACCGCCCGACGGAGGAGCAATACGGCGACTTTCAAGCGGCGTACGACTTCTTTAACCGGGAGTTGTTTGAGGGGCGCTTGCCGCAATGCCTCATAACGCTGGTCCGCTCGCGACGCTTTCGCGGCTACTTCCTGACGGAAGGCTTTGCGTCGGCTGACGGCGAGGGGCGCAAAACGGACGAGATCGCCATGAACCCGGAGAGCTTCGCCGGTCGCACGGATAAGGCGATCCTCTCTACGCTAGTGCATGAGATGACACACCTTGAGCAATACCATTTCGGCAAGCCTTCGCCGGGCGGGTATCATAACAAGGAATGGGGCACGCTCATGAAGCGCGTCGGGCTCTACCCGTCCAACACTGGCGCGCTTATGGGCAAGGAAACGGGCGTCCAGATGACGCATTACATTCTGGAAAAGGAAGCCTTTTGCGTCGCGGCTGACAAGCTGATCGCGTCGGGCTGGTCTATCCGCTGGCGCACCCCGTCCGACCTCCTCTTGGCCGCTGCGGGCGGTCTGTCCAGCTTCGTGCCCCCGTCCATGCCCCAACTGACGGGCAAGCGCGCCGTAGCCAAGCGCGCCAGCAAAACCCGCTACACCTGCCCAGTGAGCGGCGCTAACGCTTGGGGCAAGCCCGGGCTGACGCTATACACTGCGGAGGGCGCTGCAACGCTGCAACCCATGCGAGAGGAGGACTAGACCGCCACCCCGGGAGGGGGCAACCCCTCCCAACCCCTCAACCGTACGACACAAGGAACTAGACCCATGACCCGACCCACTGCAATTCCCGAGCGCTCAACGTGGCGCGTAGAGTATCGCGACGCCAACACGGGCAACGCGTGGCGCGACTGGGGATGCCCCCTCATGACCGAGCGCGGATGCCGCGCAATGGTCAAGCACCGCGAGACGGTATCCGCCCAGCTTGCCGCGCCGTTCGTCTTTCGAGCGTACGACACAGCAGCCGCACGCGTGGAGGCTTAACGCATGGGTATCGTTTCACCCTTCCGACCCGGCGACCGCGTACGCGTCGCCAGCATGAACCCGGGGGAGCGCTGGTATATGGCGCGCATAGTGACCCCGCACGCCAACGGCCAAGCGTCCATCCAACGCGAGGACAACGGCACGCGCGGCCTAGTCGCTAACCGAGACTGCACCCTTTCACCTGACGCGCCGCACGGCGCAACCTGCAAGGCTTGACCATGACCCGCGACACTGAAAAGACCATTGCGAAGGCGCACGGGCTCCGCGTGTTTGAATGCACGGACATGGGGCCGGATGACGGCAACCGCTTCTTCGTTGAGACGTACGACACGCACTACAGCGCCTCTGTCCTTTGCGCCTATTGCGAGGGCGAGCTTGACGGCGGATCGCGTGGCGTGAAGCGCCTGACCGCCGCGCAAGTGTCGTGGCTCCAAGAGATCGACGGAGGGCTTGACCAGTGAACCAATTCAACCGCCGACCCGAGCCCGTGGCGTGCGAGATACGCGCCATATTTGCCCCAGTGCAGCGCCGCCTAGCAGCCGAGTTGCGGGAGAACCAATACGACCAAGCCGACCTCGTGCGCCGTACGACAGAGGACTGGCGCGACTTCGTGGCTAACCTTGACCGAGCCGCCGCGCACCTAGACGACTAAGACACGCGGCACGACAATTGCAAAGCAGCATAGCAGCTAAGGACCGAGACAATGCAAAAGCGTCACTTTGAACTGATCGCGCGGACAATCCGCTTCCGTGCTGACTGGCAACGGCGAAACATCGCAGAGGCTGGGCAAAGCGTGGACCCCCACGGCGTGCTGATCGCGTCCGAGAACAAGCTGCACGCGTTGCGAGAGATCGCCTCAGACATGCGCGACGCACTGGCGCGTGAGAACCCCCGTTTCGATGCGGACAAGTTCATGGCCGCGTGTGGCGTGGACCCGGCGGCGTTCGGCCAACCCGACAACCAACTGTAGGACGTACGACATGCGCGGCGCACTGGCAGCACTTGAACTAGGCGCGACGGTTGCCGTCTGCATTGGCGCGGCGTCGCTGGTAGGTTTCACGGCAGGGGCGCTGATCCTTTGCCTTTTCGGAGGACTGACGAATGCCTGACGTTGACCAGATCATGCGCTATGAGGCGGGCGAGATGGGCGAGGAGGAGATGGTTTCCATGTTCCAAGGGCTCATAGACACCGGCATGGCGTGGCGCTTGCAGGGTCACTATGGCCGCGCCGCCCAAGCGCTGATCGAGAACGGCTACTGCACACCCCGCGCCGCGTAAGGCGTACGACACAAACGAGGATCGACAATGGACAAGCAATTCAAGGGCTGGGATCAAGGCTTCAACGTGATGGTTCTGCGGATGGCAGAGCTTACCAACCCCACCGGCTACGATATCGGGCCAGACGCGCCGACCTCACTGGAAGCGCTGAACGAGCACATCGTACGACACAAGCGCATCAAGGTGAGCGACGCATACTCCGACCTCACGATCTTTGGCGACCCGGAAGTCAACTATGCTTGCCGGGCGTGGCACGACTGGACGCACTGGCGCTATCAAATCCCCTTCACCCTTGCGGGCGAGCACGAGGCTTTCGCGCGGCAGGTTGAGGACATGCTGAAAGTCTACGGCCACGACGCCCAGAGCGCGCGATGGATCGAGATGTTGAAGGCCGATATCATCGGGCAGAGCGAGTACGAGGCGCGCAACGGCTCCTTCCCGGTCGATCAATTCGCGTTCAACCGGGCTTTCATGCTCAACCCCGAGGCAGCGCTGAGCGCGCAATTCTAGGACGTACGACATGCCCAGACAGCACGGACCAGATGACGACGGCCTGACCCTTGAACTGTGGCACAATCGCCCGGGCGGGACCGATATCCTACTCACGCGCACCTTCACTGAGGACGAGCGCGACCTCGCAGCCGATACCGCCCGCACGCTTGCCGAGGGGCTAGCCAAGGGTTTCGGCGTCACTATCACCGAGCGCAAGCTCACAAGCTGGCATGGAGAACGCTAATGCAGACGACACGCGACAAGCTGGAGATCACGATCCGGTTTCCCCAACCTGACTTCGGCGTCATCATGATCGGCGGGGAAGCCGTCATGTCGTACGACTACGAGGAGGCGCGGTATCATCTGCCCACCCCGACCTCAATCGAGCAGGCAATGCGGACGTACGGCGCGGGCCTGATCCGTGGCCTGCATCTGGGCCGGTCGCTGGCAATCAAGGCGCTGCAAGACAACGCGCCGTGGCACAGCGGCAAGCTGGGCTGATGGAGATCATAGCGGCGGGTTTGTTGCTGGGGCTCGTGTATGTTTTCCCGGCGAGTGATGCGCGGCGCAGACGTACGACGCGCCTGAGACGAGAACGCGAAGCGCGCAACCGCGCCAAGCTGGACAACGGAGGCTGACTTGAAAATCGCGAGCCTGCTATTCATGGCGGCAATCCTGCTGGGGCTGGCAGTGCTCATATCGAGCGACTACCGCCCGCTCATGAGCGAGGACGACACCCCGCCGCACCTGCGGGCGGACTACGTGCCCTGCAACTGCCTGCTGGACGAGGACGACTGACATGGCGACGACGTACGGCATCGACTACACACTGGAGCGCGAGACTGAGGACGAAACGCTCCACTTCCCGCTGAGCCTGACGTACGGCACATACGAGGCCGAGCCTGACGTGGGCATCATGACGTGGGGGATCGAGTGGGTCGGCGCGACGTACGACGGACTACATTTCCCCTTGACAGACGCCGAGGAAAGCTACTTGCTGGATTGGATACGAGAGAGGCACGAACCATGAGCGTGAAATATCCGAAGTTCCCGGCGGAGATACTGCCGAGCGTGGACTGGCTCATTGCGTGGGCCAACGCACAAGCGCCCGAGGGAGCGCGCCGCCTTGGGACCGAGCTAGCGCTGCTGACCTTGCGCGCGGCGTTCAAGGAGCGCATGGCCGAGATCGCACCAGCCGAGCAGCAAGACGGTCGTACGACTGCCTACTCTGTGCGCCTTGTGCTGCACAACGAGGCCAACGAGATCGAATGGATCAGCCGCTGGCAGCATGGCCTGCAAGGGCTGGGGAGCGTGTGGCGCTATGTCGAGGGCTCTGTGCCCTACATGCACCAATCGCGCGGCCTGACCGCTCCTCCCGCCGAACTGACGTACGACGCACTGTCCAAGCGCGAGAACACTGCGCGCGTGAGCATGTCGCGCAAGCAAAACGGCGTAGCAGCCGTGCGCGTGCCTCATGTGACGATGACAGGTGGCGTGAGATTTGCAGCTACAGATGTGGGCCTGCCTCAGAAGTGGATACTGAGGATCGACGTGGGGCCGCAGGAACATGGCGTTGCGCTGGATCAAGCAGAGCGCGCCGCGAAATCACCGCTCGTTGTGAGCTAGGACGTACGACAGGAGCAGACGATGGACAACCTTAGCCAGATCACCCTCGCGTGGCCTGTCAGCAATGCGAGGGGCGCACCCCATAGACGCCCCACGAAGGGCCTGCACCGCAGCGGCTACAACGGCGCTATCGTGCTGGTCAGCATCCCGCTGGACGACCGGGGCCTTGACCCGGGCGGCGCGTTCTGGGGCTCGCAGGAGCCTCTGTGGGGCTTCTACACCCCCGATATGGGCACGCGCGGCTATGTGCGCTCCGCCAATGAGCAGGAGGCGTGGAAGGCCGTACGGCAGATGTTCCCCCAAGCCAAGCGCAGCGTGAGCAACGCGCTCGCCAGCGGCACGGAGATCATTCTGCACGCCGGGCTGATCCGCGAAGAACTGGCGCGCGAGATCAGCAGCGACTTCCCGACGAACACGATCAACGACTACCTCGCGACGCTCTATCTGGGCTGGATCAATCGC